GAATCCATCACCGAAGAGGCGGTTGAGGACAACCTGTACGACTCGCTGTCTGCCCGTTACACCAAGGCTCTGGCCCGTGCAATGGCATACACCAAGCAGGTCAAGGGTGCTGCCGTACTGAACAACGCTTTTAGCAGCGCATACGTCGGCGGTGACGGGGTTTCTTTGATCTCTACTGCACACCCTCTGGTGTCTGGCGGAACCAACAGCAATCGCCCTGCCACAGCCGCTGATTTGAACGAGACTTCGTTGGAAAACGCTGTCATTCAGATCGCTGCTTGGACGGACGAGCGCGGTTTGCTGATCGCAGCCCAGCCCAAGAAGTTGGTCATCCCGCCCGCACTGCAGTTCACTGCAACCCGCTTGCTGGAAACCAACCTCCGTGTTGGCACTACCGACAACGATATCAACGCCTTGAAGAACAATGGCTCTATCCCACAAGGGTATTGCATCAACCACTTCTTGACTGATACCAATGCATGGTTCCTGATGACCGATGTGCCCAACGGCCTGAAGCATTTTGAGCGTGCAGCGTTGGCAAATTCCATGGACGGGGATTTTGATACGGGGAACGTACGTTACAAGTCCCGTGAGCGTTACAGCTTTGGATGGTCGGATCCGCTCGGAATTTTTGGATCGCCGGGTTCAACCTAAGCAAACCCGCAGCCAGCCTAGGTTTGTTGCTATAAAAAAGGGAGCTTCGGCTCCCTTTTTTTGTTTTTGTTTGTGCTATTTGTTTGGTTACGTGCAGGCTAGAAAATTCGTAAACTTACGATAACTGCGGCTAACTCTCCGTCCATTATGGTATACTAGGCTCCAACTCTAGGAGCTGCTATGTTTTATGTCTACGTGTACCGCGACCCCCGTCCAACCAAAAACAACCAGCCCGTATACATTGGTAAGGGCACGGGGGATAGGGACTTATCCCACTGGTCAAGGGGGTCGCACAACAAACCCTTTCAGGATTTCATATCCCACCTAAAGCAGCGTGATCTTGTAGCTCCTTGTCAGAGGGTGTTTGAAACGGAGGACGAAGCCGAAGCCTTTGCCAAGGAGATCGAGCTTATTGCGCTGTACGGGCGGCGCAACCTCAAGATGGGCACGCTTTTTAACCTAACCGATGGCGGTGAAGGCGGTAGCGGGGCTATACGAACCGCTGCGCATAAAGCGGTGGATAGTAGGTTTTCTATAGAGCATTGGCAACGTCCCGAGTACCGGGCCAAAGTGGTCGCCGCCCAAACAGCAGCGCAGGGTACCCCAGAAGCCCGCGCAGCAAAGTCCGAGAGCAGTGCGGAGGCTTGGGCTAATCCTGAGGTCCGTGTAAAGCGGCAGGAAGGCATTGCCAAGGCCCGTAGCACCGCCAAGTCCAAAGCCAAGACGAGCGCACAGGCTAAAGCCCAGTGGAGCGACCCGGAGTACGCCGCCAAACAGACCGCCAACAATCAGGAGATTGCTAACCGTGCGGAGGTAAAAGCTGCCAAAGCTGCTGCAGCAAAAGCCCTGTGGGCAGACCCGGTATGGAAAGCCAAGATGATGGCTGCTAGAAACGCAAAGAAACTTGCACCTACCGCCGATTCCTGATATATTGGTTGCACTCCGGGCTTTCCGGTGCATCAAACTAGTCCCGGCTAGACGACATACCGATTGATGCACTTATCTTGTATGTAAGGAACTCATCATGGGATTCGCAACTCACCTCGGCCCTTGGCTGCTCGGCACCATTCGCAACACCACCGGGACTACCGTTGGCACTATTGAAAACTGCGGTGCAACCGTTGTTTCCCAGACGTTCAAAAAGAACTACACGGGTCAAGCCGCTTCAGCTACTACTGACACCATCTGTGTGCTGCCTGCTGGCGCTCAAATTGTTGACATCTTTATCGACACCACTGTGGCGTTTACCGGCTCTACCGCAGCCAACGTAAGCCTTGGTGACGGCACCACCGCTGCTTTGTACTGGGCTGCTACAGATGTGACCACTGCTGGCCGCGCAGCCGTCAGCAATGCCGCTGCTAAGTTGGGCGCATGGTGCGGTGCAGCTTCTACTGCCTCCCCCAACGGTATCGGCATTGGTTCCACAGATGTCAAAGTGATTGCCACCATGACTCCAACGGTTGCCGCAGTGACCGCAGGTACTGTGCAGTACACCATCATGTACGTGGTTGCCGACTCTACCGGTTTGCAGTTCCCAGCGTCTGCGTAATCAACCCAAGGGGCTTCGGCCCCTGTTCTAAAGGAGATTGACTATGATGCAAACAGACGTACTAGCGGTTCACAGAGAGACCACAGGCACAATGGTATCGGGACGCAATAGGGTTAAAGGTCTTATTGTTACCCCCGGCGGCACTGCTGGAGACATTATTTTGAGGGATAACGGCGCTTCTGGAACTGTTCGTCTTCAATTCAACCTGTCCACCAATCAGTCTGCGTTCTCTTTCACAGTGCCGGGTGAGGGTGTTTTGTTTTTCACTGACATACACGTAACCCTACCAACATCGTCCAAATTAACGGTGTTCTATGGCTAAGAAAAAAGGCCCGGTTCTCTCTGTTGGTCGGGGCGAGAAGCTGCCGATCTCTCAGGGCGCTGGACTGACTGCCAAGGGCAGAGCCAAGTACAACGCAGCCACAGGCAGCAACCTGAAGGCTCCACAGCCCCAAGGCGGCCCACGCAAAGATTCGTTCTGCGCCCGGATGTCAGGTATGCCGGGGCCGATGAAAGACGAAAAAGGCAAGCCTACGCGCAAGGCTGCTGCTCTTGCTAGATGGAAGTGCTGACATGAAAGACGAGTCTTTTAAGCACGTCCTTGACGCGCTTTCTATTGTAACGGTAATTGGAACATTGGCGGACATGCTACCTTCTATTGCAGCCTTGTTCACGATCATTTGGACGGGAATCCGAATCTGGGAAACGGACACCGTTAAGCGGTGGACTGGAAGAGCGTAATGCCATCCAGCAGTAAGAAACAACACAATTTCATGGCTGCGATTGCCAATTCGCCATCGTTCGCTAAGAAAGTAGGAGTCCCACAGTCCGTGGGCAAAGACTTTAACGAGGCTGACAAAGGCCGCAAATTTTCAAAAGGTGGTGATACTATGGCTACGAAAATGAACTCCGGCTTCATGGCAATGATGGCTAAGAAAAAAGCTGGAGCCAAACCTGAAATGCCCATGAAAAAGATGGCAACTGGCGGCTTTGTCCGTGCGGCTGACGGTGTTGCTTCCAAAGGCAAGACCAAAGCCAAGCAGATCAAAATGAAAAGCGGCGGCATGGCCTGCTAAGGAGTTGACATGAAACCACGTAAGTTTGCAGACGAGGGGTTCGTTCGAGAAGGCTCCAACGAAAACATCGACGACGAAACCCGGGACCGTGCCCGGAAGTTTGTTGACGCTGGCGGCAGCAGCACACGTGTGTTTGCAGACCCCGACCGGTTTTCAGGCGCAAAACCCAAAGTAGTCACCAAGGAAGAGCTTGCCAAATCGGGCTTGAGCTTGCGTGAGTACATGAACAAGCAGCAGGGGCTGACACCCCGCGGTGGCTCGGCTCCGGCAGCTAGCAAGGCAAGTGCCCCGGCAAAAGCGGCTACGCCAATGTCTCGTGAAGACCTGATAGCGCAAATCCCAACCGGAGGCAATACAGTAGCCCCTACCCCCGGTGACGGGCGTTCGGTTACCGGTTCCGATCTAAGCCGCAACATCAGCACTACGCTGAACGCGGCAGCGGGATTGAAAGGCGTGCAGATGGGGCAGCTGGCGGCGGAAGCGGCTATGGGGGCTCGCGCAGGGAAAGCGCTTAGCGGGTTTATGGGCGGGAAACAGGCCGCAGAAGTGCGGAAGATTGAGCCCACGATGTCTACTCTCAGCGCAGCCAAGCGGGCGGAGCTTGCCGGCGAACTGCGCCGTGGTGCAACACCTACCAAATTCACAAGCCCCAGCAAGCCAACAGCCTCCAAGAGAACTCGCAAAATGAACGACGACGAAGCAGGCGTTGACTTCCGTAAAGGCGGGGCTACCAAAGGCTACGCCAAAGGCGGCTCCGTTTCATCTCGTGCAGATGGTATTGCCCAGCGCGGCAAAACCCGTGGACGGATGTGCTAAATGAGAGCCTCCCGTGGCATGGGGGCCATTGACCCCAGCAAGATGCCCACCGGCAAGCGCAAGAAGCGCCGTGACGACACGGACTTCACGCAGTATGCCGAGGGTGGGGAGGTGAAGTCGAAGGTCAATGAGGCGGGCAATTACACCAAACCGGGTCTGCGTAAACGCATCTTCAACGCCGTAAAGGCAGAAGCCACCGCAGGCACTGGAGCAGGACTTTGGAGCGCGAGAAAAGCACAGATGGTAGCGCAGCGTTATAAAAAAGCAGGCGGAGGCTACCGAGATTGAAAGCTCCGCAGCAATCCCTCAAGGACTGGGGCGACCAGAAGTGGCGCACCAAGTCTGGTAAGCCGTCTTCCAAGACGGGGGAGAGGTATTTGCCAGAGAAAGCCATACAATCCCTTAGCCCTGCCGAGTATGCTGCGACCACGAAGGCCAAGCGTGCGGGCAAAGCCAGTGGGAAACAGTTCGTAGCGCAGCCTAAAGCAATTGCCAAGAAAACCGCAGGATTCAGATAATGACTACTTCCGGTATTGCCACCTTTGACATGGACTTGAGTGAAGTCATAGAAGACGCATTTGAACGTGCAGGTTCTGAGCTTCGCTCCGGGTATGACATGCGTACTGCACGGCGCTCCCTGAACATTATGTTTGCGGATTGGGCTAACCGGGGCATCAACATGTGGACGATTGAGCAGGGGTCGTC